TAGAGCCGTTCATTGAGCAGGAAACTATGTTTGCATCAAAATACAAACCACTACCACCAACTGCAATTGTTGGCTGGGCTGATACCGATCCAAAAGGAAATCCTATTGCATACCTTTGACACAACCCCAGCTCAGTCCCGTAACTCCTAAACTCAAACGGTGTAGCAGTCGAGCCTTTCTCTAGCTGTACGCCTGTGATATATAGGGTTGCGCCATTTGTTGCTATTAGATTGGTTGCTCCGGTAACTGAAGCAAAATTACCGCTAACCCAAGACCCAGCCGTTCCGCTAAAAGTTGATCCAACACCTAAAGCAAACTGTACGATGACGTATAGACTATTTCCAGTTGGCGCTGTGTTGCTAAACGTATCGCCAGCAATTGTGACAAACTTCTGTTCCCAAGTATTAGCAGATGTAATTGAATAGCTAAAAGGGTAAGTGCGAGCTGTGGTTGCTGGAAAATAAAGCGAACCACCAAACGTACCTGTTAAAGAACTGCGAACCCAAAATGAAACCGTAACGGCTTGTGCGGAGGCTGTACCCCAACCCATGTCCGACATATTGAAGGCTTCAATTCGTTGCTGAAATGTCTGGTAATCACTAGAGGCAACCGTGTAAGCGGAAGTAGAAGTAATAAGAGCAGAGTTTACAAATCCATCAGGAGCAACGGTTGATTGTTGTACGCTGTACTTTGAGGCTGTTGATACGTTTGCGTACCACCTATCCAAGGTGTAAGCATTAGAAGCAGGCGTAACACTCGCACCAGCATTCCTCTGGTCAATCGTCATCGCACCGTTGATTATTCTGTTACGGAAGCCAGTCTGCGGAGAGTAGTTGTTACCGCTAATCGACACGCTGCCATCAGTAGCTAGGACAATGTTATTTGTCGCTGACGCTGCGTTCTTTAAGTTAGTTACGCTTAAAGTGCTCATGGTGTTACTCCTAATTGCGTGTCAGTCGGACGGGGATAAGTTGGATGCCCCCAAAACGCTATGTAATCGCCACGATTGTCTGAGTCATTCTGGAGGCGGATAGTGGTCATAAAGTCTTGTGGCGTTAGCTCAGGGTAAAGAGCCATGATTTTGTCGTATAGGGTCATGTTGCGCTCCTTACTAAGCAACCATCAAACCAAACACTCTCACGTCCTGTTGCTGTATTTATTGATGAACCAGTATTTTGATAGATATAAAGTTCAACGTAATCTGTTGACCCGTTACAATAAACCGACGCAGACATTGAAACAGAATTTAGTGCAGCACCAAATGCCCACACACCACGTTTGTATTCTGATCCGTTTTTAAAAATTCCAATTAATAAAGTAGAAGCAATAGAATCCATATTTATACTTGCGTTTAATTGATAATATCCTGCAACGGTAGGTGTAAATCTACTAGAAGAAAAATTATTGTTTGTGTCAAATTCTTCTGTGTTAAATAAGATTTTTGTAAAAACATTGTTTGCACAAGATGTAGCCGTAGTCGCATACGCACTAAACGCTGGCCCACCAATCGGCACACCCGCAGTAGCCGTAGTCAGCAGCGTTCCCGTAGTCGCAGGAATAGTCACAGTTATGTTACTAGCCGTGTTCTCTGGGGTCAGCGCAATGCTGCCGCCAAGTGCTGTGTTGAGTTTAAGATTTCCTGACATGATTATCCTTAAAGAACGATCCAGACGCTTCCGCTTTGGACAGTTACGGTTGCACCAGAGTCAATGGCGATTGGCCCTGTACTCATAGCGTTCGTTAACAACGGAATCGTATAACTTGTAGTCACAGTCTGACCGTTTTCAACAAAGATTTTATCTCCACCAGCACCTGTTGCGCCACCACCAAACCCGACAGAAATTAGCTGGAAAGCTGTACCGTCGTATAACACGACAACGATATTTCCAGCAACCAAGTCACCCGCTTGAATGGGGTCGGTAGCATTTCTAAGAACTGCTTTTGCGCCCAATCCGTCGATGTTTAGCGTCACCGCACCCGTGTTCGTGTTTTGCACGATAAACGAGTACATCGCTCCTGTGACATAAGACGTAATAGGGAAGGCGAGAGTGCCGAGTAGAGTGTTTGTACCTGTTACGGTCAGAAAACTTAACGAACCTCCAGCGCTACCAATCGCAACGACAAGACCTGTTCCGTTTTTTGTGTAGATAATACGGTCGCTTGCGTTGAGCGCAATCTCACCAATAGCCATATTAGCGGCAAGCGGTACATTCCCAGCCGTGGTGCTGTGGTAGGGGATCAAAGGCGTGAATCCGCTCTGGCTCAAGATACTTCTCCTTTTTTCATTTCACGGCGCTTTATCCATGAAATTTTAACCGACTCAGACAATTTTCTGCGTGTAGCTTCAGAAAAAGGAGCTTGCTTTTTACCCATATGGGAAGCTGACAGCTTTTGACGAGTCTCTTCGGTATGTTTACGTCCAGTTTGACCAGTCAATTTTTGTGATATTTTCTTTTTGGTCTCATCAGAATGCTTAATTCCAAGTCGATGACCGACCTTACCAGTCTTTGCAGCAGCAATTTTTGTTTTTGTTTCTGTGGAATGTGATTTTCCAAAAAACGAATTTTTGTCACCTGCATGAGCACGTTTCATTTTTTCGATTGTTTCTGGCGATGCTTTTTTGCCTCGCTTCGCTTCTCTCCACCGCTCTTTTGTGTCTTCAGACATTACAATAAACTTTCCTGCCACTTTGTTGTAGCAAGTGTTTTTGTCTAAAACGATCTTTTTCAGCAAAGCAATTTCAAGCGCACGGCAATCATTCAACGTGCCAGTAGCAATAATTTGTCGTGTGAAATCATCTGGGCGATTTTTGTATTCGGGCATCATATGCTTGGACGAACAGATGTAACCATCGTCAAGAGAGCCTTTATGCATACCTACATAAACCTTTGAGGTTTTGTGGTCAGACCAGCAGTATACAAATGCTTCAGCCATGATTTATCCTTAAACAATTGTCCAAACGCTGCCTGATGGCACGGTGACTGTGATGCCAGAACTTACTGCGACTGGACCTGCGCTCATGGCGTTACTGCCGCTTGGGATTGAGTAGCTTATACCGACTGTTGCGCTGTTGACGACAATGCCGTTTGACGCATTTAAGACAGTGGACTGAAACTCACCTGTGCTTGGCTTGTACAGCAGCTTGGCGTTCGATGTGTAAACGTTCGCTGCTGTACCTGTCGTTGCATTCGCAAAGAGCGGATAAACATCCGTCGCAGTCGATGTGTCGTTGGTAATCGCTGACCCACCTACCGATGACCACGCAGTACCGTTGTAGCCCTCAAACTCGTCTGAATCGTCATTAAACCGCAGCATACCTGCTAGAGGTGTAGGACGCTGAGCGACCGTACCTACTGGCAACTTTACAGCTCCAGTCGATGTAAAGCTCGCTGTACCCGATGCAGAGAAGTCTGTGAACGCACCTGAGGACGCTACTGATGCCCCGACCGACGCACCATCAATCGTACCGCCGTTGATGTCTGTCGTCGTCAGAACTGAGCTTGCAAGTGTCACTACACCTGTGGCATCAGCGATAGAGCCTGCGGCAGTTCCATCCTTGGCTTTTAAGTTAGTAACTTCGATGTTGGTCGTGTCTACAGTCGTAGAGTTGACCGTCGTGATATTTCCTGTTGTAGAAGCCAAGGTGGTTAAGGTAACCACGCCTGTAGCATCAGCAATAGAACCCGCCGCTGTACCGTCTTTTGCCTTGAGGTTTGTGACCTCTAGGTTTGTGGCGTCTACTGTCGTCGTCGAAAGTGTTGTGCCATCAAACGTCAGGCTTGCTGATGTATTGAGCGCTCCAGTACCGTTTCCGTACAGAATTTGATTGGCTGTGACGCTCGATAGACCTGTTCCACCGTTTGCCACGACCAACGTACCACCGACCGTCACAGCGCCGCTTGTAGCAGTTGCTGGAGTCAGACCTGTACTAGCAAAGCTGATTGAAGAGACTCTTGCTGCATCTGCCTGCCATGATGGTATACCTGCGTTCATCTGCAAGATATAACCGTTCGTGCCAGCAGCGATCATTGCGGTTGTACCCGCAGCCGACTGATATGGAAGTGATCCTGCCGCTCCGCCTGCAATGTTTGTTGACGTTGTTGCGGATGTTGCAGTGGCAGCGTTGCCTGAAATTCCAATGCCCCACGTTCCCGTAGCGTTTATGCCACCAGTAGAAGGCGCTCCGACATCTGTATACGACAGTACAACTGCGCCTGTGTAGCCGTTGACGCTTGTTACGGCATCAGTGTTATCGACCTTTTGCCAAGCTGTGCCGTTATAGACAGCCCAATCGCCTACTTTCCAATCGGTAATACCGTCAAGGTTAGTAGAGCCTGCGACCGATACGACGTAGTAGTAGCCCTTGACACCAACACCAGAAGCTAGGGTAGGGGTGTTTGTTGAGGCGTTCCATGTGCCTTGATAGCTCAAAGTCCCCAGAACAGCCGAAGGAAGCTCTGAAATAGGAACCTTGCCGCTACCATCAAGCGTCGCAACACCATTTGCGAGACCCTTGTCAGTGATCGCACTTGAAGGGATTGCAATAGCAGTGTTTGACGCTGCAGTCAGTTGACCCTGTGCGTTGACAGTAAAGGTCGGTACGGCAGTAGCTGATCCATATGAATTGGCAACAACCGTCGTGTTCGAAATAGCAATCGTGACTGGATTCGCACCGTTGTAGGTCGTGCCACTTAATCCTGTTCCAATCGTCAGCGCATTAGGTGTGGCTGCTGTGATCGTTCCAGATCCGCCGAGCGAGATCAATGTACCGTTGACAGTCAGTGCGCTATTGGCTAACTGCGCATTGGTGATCGTTCCAGAAAGAGCGGTTGTAGGTATGGTCGCAGACGCTGTAGCGGGTGATGCACCGTTGCCGTAAAGGTAGCCAGTCAGTGCCGATGCGCCTGTACCGCCGCTCGTGCTGTTTAGAACGCCACTCAGAACGACTGCGCCTGATGTGGGCGAGCTTGGGGCAAAACCAGTGGTTCCTGCGCTGAACGTCACCACGCCACCAGTCAGGGAGAATTCCCTCCATGCGCCGCTTGCGTAACCTTCATACACTGCGCTGTCAGTGTTATATCTAAATTCGCCATCGGATCCGAGACCACGCTGAGCGGTCGTGCCAGTTGGGATCACGAGACCTGCGTTGCCCGGCACTATGGGGTTATCAGACAATCCGATCGTTGGGTTGCCAGATCCATCACCATTTAGGACGGAAATCTGATTCGCCACACCAACAATAGTGACGGGAGATACCGTGGTACTCGAACCCAACGCAAGCAAACCAGAGCCTGTTGCATTAGCAAGAGCCTGTGCGATTCCAGTCAACTGAAACGTGGGATTGCCCGACACTCCGTCACCATTAGCAACGGATATGCCATTACCACTTGTAGAGAGCGTTCTAGCTGCGATCGTGTTTGGGGCAGTCTTAACCACTACACCCGTCGATGCGCCCTCTAGAGAGCCTGCTGTACCGTTTAATGCGAGGGTATAGGGGTTCTGTGCGCCGCCATCAGTAAAGCCTAAGCCTGTACCAGTAGCGATGTATCGACTATTGGGTAACTGAGGCTGCTGACCGACTGTGAGAAATGTCTGTGTAAGAGACGGACTTTGTGTAATTGCAGAAACGGTCGTCTGTACCGTCAAGCCATTCTGTACGATAGGGACTAACTCATTGCCTGAAATTGGGCTTTGTGCGGTGGGGAGGGCTGAAATCCGAACGTCTGCCATATTTAATCTCTACGGTGAAAGCACATCTAAATTACCGTCATTCGGTGTGTTAGCCTGCTCAGTCGCAATGCCAACGTCGTCTTTGTTCTGCATGTCTGGATCAAGGATTATGTTGTCGTGATTCTCGGCAACATCCAGATCTGGACGAGGAAAACGTATCGTAATCTTTTCAGGCTGCCTTGCTGGTAACCTATATGGGTCAAACTCATCACTGCATGACTCAGAGCAGACCTTGATGGAGGGGATATTCCCGTCTGGACGCATGTCGCTATAAGGTCTTTTCATCTTACATCTGTCACAGATAAAGATGCTCAGCGTGCTGTTGCCAATTGTATCAAGGAAGACGGGCATTTTATACCCCCTTTACCTTGTGTATGGCATTAAATTCGGCGTCAAGAAGATCGGCGACTTGTCTCTGTTCTCATTCTGAGCCAACATGAAATGCTTTTCATATTGATCTTCACAGTACTTGATCCGACCCGCATCAACCTGCGGCAACTCGCACGCCATCTGATGTGCCAATCCCCACTGGATTGCAAGGTAGAAGTACTGAGGAATCTCGATCTCGCCGCTCAAGTCGCCGACGTCCTGAATGTACCTATTGAGCCACAATTCGAGCTGCGGCTGGATACTGTTTGGGACGGGCCAGACTTCCATGTTCGGCTGTGGGATCGTTCGGTTGAACCAATACTGCAGCGGACGCAGCGCAGTGAATGATCGGTTTGGCAGGCTTGAGTAATCATCACGGTTCATGCGTGCCATCGGGATCGCTATTGGCATTGTGCCGAATACGACCTGACGGAACCCCATGTTTACGCCCGATACCTGCTGAATACGCCAAAAGGGGGCTGTAGCAGAGGGGTCAAGGTCGTAGTAAATCCATGTACCAGATTCCCAAGCAACGGTTCCGGGGTTATACACCGTCGTCCAAGTCGAACCGTCCTGCGAATACTGCAACTGAATGGCAACGTTGCCAGTCACGGCAGGCAATATTCCAATCGTACTGATGTAAACGGGATTATTTGTACCGTTTGCAATGCCGATAGAGCCCGTATTATTGGTCAGTTGACATACTAGGTCACCCACGCCATTAAAAGCGTTTAGCGTCGTTCCTGACGTACTGTACGCACCTGTTGATACGTTGGTCAGGGTGCGATAGTTTGCGTTCAGGACGTCGACCGTGCCGACGGGTAGGAAGTATTCATATTTGTCTGGCTGAAGACCGACGATAACTTTGTTGATCGCCCAGTAATTCACGCCGTAATTGGAGAGGCTTGAAAGCAAATAGTACAGGCTCTGCTTAGACGCCTGCACCTGCTCGACAGTCAACTCTTCAGCGAGCTTACCAGCACGACGAGCGCCGTGATCGATGAGCTG